TAGACCCTCAAATGAAGTTTGTCTTGCAGACTTGGTGTAAAAATATTGTAGCTAGTCCAGTTTTGGAAGAGAAGTTGGGTTCTGATTTGGTAACTTTTTTACCTCCGATTTATATGAAAGAAGGGGTTGAAAAAGAGTATACCTCTGTTACAGATTGGTGTATTGTTGGAAATATGACCTTTATGAAGCGGTGTGAGTTGGCGATTGAGGTGTTTAGGGAGTTACCTAAAGAATATACTCTAACAATTTATGGGAATTTACCAGAGGGGTACACCTCAGATACTTTACCTTCAAATGTACATTTTAAAGGTTTTGTAGAAGAGGTGCCTTACAAAAACCACCAAGGGTATCTCTCGTGTTCGCGGAGCGAGTGTTTTGCGAACTCCGCAGTTGAAGCTTCTGCAAACGGTTTGGTTTGCTTACTTTCTGATGTAGATTTAGCGCATAGGTTTTATGCAAGTAAGTGTGAAAATACTCAACTTTTTAAAACATCAGAAGACTTGAGGTCTTTATTATTAGCATATCGAATTGGCAGGTGCTTTAATTCTTCAAAGTTTTATTCTTGCTATAAACATGATTCTGTGTTAAACTTATACAGTAGCGTAATTTTAGGTTAATTCCTATAGGTTTTACACGCTAGAAATAGTTGTAAAACTTTTACCTTTCCGTAGTTGTGGAAGGCTTCTGATAAATTATACTGTGAGGTGATACATGTTTAGAGATAACAAGCGTGAGATTTTCTCGTTCCGTAAGTATAAAAACGGGCGTACAGATTCAAAACTAATTGGTGCAACTTTACTTGCACTAGGGGTTGGGGTGGTAACAACAACTCATTCTGTTTCAGCGGATGTTGTGAACGGAGCAGGTGGTTCTGAGGTTTCCGTGGTAGATAGTGTCGATAAGACAACTTCTGCGAATACAAATACTTTTACAGACAATACAGATGCAAGTAAAATTGCAAAGTTTGATGCAGTTTTAAACAAAGGTGTTGCTGAACCAACTAAAGCAAATGAAAATAAAGGTGAAGCTGACGGTACTGATACTGTAACAGTCACTTCTGAAACTACTGTAAACTATAAGTTGGAAGAAGATAAATCACTTTTGAAAACTGAAACAGTAGCAACAGGGTCAGGAACAATTACAACTCCTTACGACAAGAAAGGTCTTGCAGCGGATACAGATGGTAAAGATTACCGTGAGTCAACTGCCGATAAGAGCGGAATTACTGTTTCTGAGGAAACAGGTAAGCAAGATACTTTAGAAGCAAATGGTAAGGTTTACGAACGTGTTCGTTCTGAAGTTGAAGGTGCTGACAAAGCTAAGTACAGTAAAACTCAATTCAATGACATCGAAGCAAGTGTATCTCCATAAGGTATGCACAATAAAATTGGGGAAATCAACTACGCCAAAACAAATGGTAAGGTTTACCTCGTAGAAGAAACAGCTGATGGTCAGTACGGTAAGTATGTCGTAGCTGACAATGGGGTATCGAGCGATGAAGACGCAGTTGCTAAATGGAAAGCAGGTTTTGCTAGTGCTAAAGACTTCACAAAAGCAAATGTGACACTTCAAGAAGGAGACTCTATTCTTGTTTTGGATAAAGATACTTATGCAGTAGGTACTAGTAAGACAATTAAAAACGTAAAACGTTATAATGGTTTTACATTTGGCTTTGCTGAAAATACTGTAGATGTTGACAGAAGTAAGAGTTTTGATAATCCAACATACTCTCTGTCTCAATTTAATTCAGGGGAGTCAGCTAATATTTTAGAAGTTGGAACTGACGGAGTCTTTGGAACATCAGATGATGTTCGTAAAGTTGTAGCTAAAAATGAATTATTTGATTTTGAAGATGGTGGGGATTGGTTAAGAGAGTCTATAAAAGAAGATTTGAAACCATTCTTCGATTATAAGGATTATACACCTATTGAAATTACAGATAATCCAACTTTGGCTACAGTTCTTAAAAAACATAAAATGTATGATAGAATTTACCAAATTCTTGATTTTGCTGAAAAGGAAGCAACTAGTTCAGAAGATAAAGCTAAAGTTGCAGCTACAAAAGCTAAGTTAGATACCTATTTGGAAGGTACAGCTACTAAATTAGCTGATAAGGGTGTTAAAGTAGTTTATTTACCAGAAACATTACCTAGTGGGTCTGTAACTAAGGGGTACTACTTTACAGGTGATGATTCAAGTTTTGTTGCTAGTCAAGAAGCAGCTGATTTGATTTCTCCTAATGGGTCAGGTATAAGCTCAATTTTGGAAGGTTTAACTTTTTCAAACTTAAAAGAAACTACCTCTCATTTAGCAGCAAGCATAGTAGAAACTACAACTTCTGTCCGTAAAGATTACACTCTTAACGGTAGTGGTAGTTTTAATGTAGTAGTCACAACTACTAAAAAGTCTACTTACGTCATAAATAAAGGGGATATTTTAGCAGAAAATGACGAAAACAGTCAAAAACTTTCAGAATCTGAATTTTCTGAGTTAGTTAAGTCTGGTAACGTTAAGGTAAATGATGATGGTTCTGTTACTGTAACGACTATTGAGACTTTACCAACAACTAAGTTTTACAAAGTTGGTTCAATTGATTCGCTTGATGTAGATGACCCAAGTAAAGAAGTTCAACCTAATGAAAATGGTGTATTCCGCATTACTTTAGAAGACAAAGAGAGAGAAAACCTTTCTAGTATGAAAGGGGTATCCGAAAGTTCTCACAACGAAACAACTTATAACAAATGTGAGATTATCACTCCTATTCGTGCTTATAAAGTTGTCGCTGATGGGATTTCTACGGTAACTCACTACTACCGTGAAAAGAAAGCCCCAGTTGTTGCTAACTATTACCTAGAAAACACAACGACATCCCTTGCACCTAGCGAAAATCAAGCGGATTTACCAGTTAAATCCGACTACACAACTCAATCAAAAACGATTGAACCAAAAACGGAAGTCCAAGATTTACCAGAGAAAACAGTTACTACCGTAACTACCTATGAATTGGTAGGTACTCCAGACAACGCAACAGGTAAAGTAGCTGAGGGCGGAACAACTGTTAACTATTATTATCGTGCAGTAGTTAAGACAACTGAGGTTGCTAAACAAGCACCAGTAGTAGTAAATTATTACCTAGAGAACACTGAAATTAAGTTAGCAGAATCTGTAAATCAAGGTCAAAAAGACATTGGGTCTAATTACGCTACTGAATCGGTATCTATTCCGAATAAGGTTGAGGTTCAAGACTTAGAAGACCGTGTAGTAACCAAAACAATTACTTATGAGTTAGTTTCTGAGCCAACAGATAAGAACGGTCAAGTACCAGTCGGTGGAAAAGTAGTGAATTATTTCTATCGTGCAGTAGTGAAAGAAGATACTGTCATGAAGAAAGCACCTGTCTTGGTAAACTACTTCGAAGATGGTACGGAAACAAAACTTACTGACTCTGTAAATAAGGGAGAGCAAGAAATTGGCTCTAACTACACTTCTGAAGCGAAAGAGATTGCACCAATTCGTGATGTCCAAGAGTTACCAGAGAAAACTGTTGTAACTACTACAACATATACACTTAAAGAGAAACCGTCTGATGCAGAGGGTATCGTACCTGTTGGCGGTAAGGTTATTAATTACTACTATGTAAAAACAGTAACCGTAGATGAAACACCAAAAACTGCCCCAGTTGTGGCGAATTATTATCTAGATGGCACAACAGATAAGTTAGCTGACTCAGTAGATTATGGTCTTCAAAACATTGGTTCTATTTATTCAACAGAGTCTAAAGAAATTCCTTCTAAGACAGAAGTAGTAGAAACCCCAGAGAAAACAGTAACAACTACAACAACTTACACCTTGAAAGAAGTTCCTTCTGACAAAGATGGTCAAGTGCCTGTGGGTGGAAAAGTGGTAAATTACTACTATGTTCCAACTGTGACTGTAAATGAAGTGTTGAAACAAGCACCTGTCGTAGTAAACTATTATATTGAAGGTACAACTGATAAGTTAGCAGATAGTGACAACCAAGGCGATAAACAAATTGGAAGTAACTATTTTACGGTATCTAAAGAAATCGCACCGAAGACTGAGGTGCAAGACTTGGTAGACCGTGTGATTACCAAAGTCACAACTTATGAATTAGTAGCAACTCCAACTGATGCTAAAGGTACTGTTCCAAGTGAAGGTAAGGTAGTTAATTATTACTACCATCCAGTAGTAAATGAAACAGTTGTGATGAAGAAAGCGCCTTTGACAGTAAATTACTTGCTTGAAGGCACGCGCGAAGAGCTTCATCCTCAGTCTGTTCAAGATCAGTTGGTGATTAACTCAGAGTACACAACAAGCGCAGTAGAAATTGCTCCTAAAGTAGAGCATAGAGTAGAGCGTAACAAGGAAGTAATTACAACAACTCGTTACGAGTTGGTAGCTACTCCAAACAATGCACAGGGTACGATTTCTGTAGGTGGTACTGTGGTAGATTATTTCTACCGTGCGGTTGTAACTAGTGAAGAATATCCAACTATTCCAAACGAAGCACCTAAGACAGAGTTACCAGAGTATACTGAACCGATAGGTACTGTTCCAAAGGATTCTCCGAAAGTTGAGGTTCCTGAGTATAATGACCCAATTAGTATTCCGGGTACACCAGAAGTTCATGAAAAACCTGAATTTAATGGTGGTGTTGTGCCAAACAATGCTCCTAAAGTTGAGATTCCTGAATATAAAGAACCTATTGGTACTGTTCCAAATGATGCTCCAATTCATGAATTACCAGAGTATAAAGAACCAATCGGTATGGTGCCAAACGATGCTCCTAAAGTAGAACTCCCAGAGTTCAAAGGTGGTGTTATTCCAAATGACGCTCCTAAAGTGGAGATTCCAACTTATGACGGTGGGGTTGTACCGAATGACTCTCCAATTTTGGAAAAACCAGAGTATCATGAACCAATTAGTCCTGTACCAATTGATACTCCTAAAGTAGAACGCCCAGAGTTCAAAGGTGGAGTTGTACCGAATAACTCTCCAATTTCGGAGAAACCAGAGTACAAGACTCCCACGGTATCTGAAGAGCCAAAACAACCGGTAACTCCGATTGTAGAAACTCCTAAGACACCTCAACCTCAATCCCTACAACCAAAAGAGCCTGAGAAGTATGTAAGCAAAGAGTTACCAAACACCGGTACTTCTGAGTCTGACAAACTGGTTGCGTTAAGTGGAATTGGACTTTTAGGTTTAGTAGGTGTTGGACTTAAGAAACGTGAAGAAGAATAAGAAACTCAATTAGAGAAGGCACTTTTGCGGTGTTTTCTCTTTTATTTTGGGTTTCCAAGTAACCTTTTTATAATTTATAATAGTTTTATGATTCAAGCTATTTACCTTGACTTAGCAATGGATTTTTGGTAAACTAATAATTAGCAACGAAAATTGAATTGAAAATAAGATGCCTTTTTCTTTCAATTGTTAGAAATTAAAGAGGTGGAAAATGTATAACAAAGATAAACAGAACGTTTATTCATTTAGAAAATTTAAAGATGGTCGGACGGAGTCAGCTTTAATTAGAGCGACCGTATTCGCTTTAGGTTTGAGTTTATTAACTTCTCAAGGTGTTTCGGCTAATGAAGTAGAGGTTGAAACAAACAAAGAGGTTGCAAGTGCAGTCGTTTCTGTACCTAAGACCGAGGTTGTAAATAAGGTAGAAGAAGTAGCACAACCGAAGGTTGAAGATAAAGTTACTGTGGTATCTCCAAGTTCTACGGAAACTCCTAAAGTAGAAGTTCCTGAAACAAAAAAAAATGAAGTGGTTAAAGGAACTACTGGGGTTTCTACTATACAACCTTCACCTTCGACTGAAGAGGAGAAACAAGTTTCTTTAGATAAATCTCAATTAGAGTCTTATATTTCTGAAGTTGAGGGTAAACTTGCAAACGGTTCTTATTCTAACAAAACAGAAGATAGCCTTACTCTTTTAACTACTGAGTTGTCTGCTGCGCGTTCGACTCTTTTGAGTGCAATATCTCAAGAGGAGTTAACTGGTGCTTATAATAAGTTACTTACAACTGTAAGCTCTAAGTTAAAGAATAAACTAACAGAGAAGAAAACAACTACAGTTGATACAACAGAAGGTAAACCGACCAAGGGTATCCAAGCTGAAAATACAGACCCAAGTACCTCAGAGAAGTTAGTAGGTTCGAAAGATGAGCGTAACGGAAAAGTAATGATTGAGGGTTCAGGTTTACGTTCTGCGACTGAGGGTTATACTCTTGAGACTACTGAAAAGCGCCATGAAAATGGTGAGTTTTCTACTGCAACAGGTAAGTCATATAATGTTTTAGATAATAATGATAAGTACAAACTTTATGTTCAGGGTTATCAATCTGAGAATACGGATAGACCTTCAGCTGTTCAGGAAACGCCTGCGACAGGTGGTCGTACAGACATTCCTTTATCAAAGACAGAAGCTGAAAAGTTGAGAAGAGAATCAATTCTCTGGGATGGTCGTATCAGACCAACAGAGAAGAAGAATCATGGTGCAGTGAATCGTATGTCTGATAAAGCTTTAGATGATTATTTGGATACTTTGAAGAGAGAGGGTAATTCTCGTTACGGAGCTAATGGTTCTTATGAGTTTCTTGCAACTGAAATTTATGGTTATACTTATGAGCAAGGTAAGCATTACGTTTATGTACCTGATGCGAAAAAGCGTTTTAGTTTATCTCAAGAAGCTCAAGATGCAGGTTATCGAATTTCGAACATCGACCTTACTAACTTACTTCCGGGTTTGGGTTACAATGAGAAAACAGATACTATTGAAGGTTATGTAGCAACCACTATTCAAAATGGTGTATATGATATGCGCTATGAGGTCACAGTCACAAAACCTGACAATACTACTCAGAAGTTTTCTTTTGCAAACTTAACTGCAGGTTGGATGGGTTGGCAAGATACAACCCCACCAACTATTGAAGGTTCTTCAACTATGGTTAAGATTGGTGATGAGGTTAGTCATGATTTGAAATATCTTGACAATCCCGGTATGGTAAAAGATGAAAGAGCCAATTACCAATATGAGGTTGTCATTAGAGACCCAAATACAAATCAATTTATTCGTAAAGAAGATAACGGTGGTCGAGTTGATGGTGGGGCACAGACAAAACCTAAGAATGAAAGTGGACCCGCTTATTTCACTGCGCAAGACGGTTCTCGTATTCGCACAATGAACTCCCCTAGAAGGATACCAGCTCATACAACTTTAAATGGTCAATATACAGGTGGCGAAGTTTCGATTGCAGATGTGGTTCCCGGTCTTTCTTATAACCCAACAACAGGTTTGATTACAGGAACAGCTACTGAATCCGGTATCTTTACGATGGCAGCGCAAGCTAAAGATTACAACAATGCAACGAACTCTACTAATAAAGATTGGACAGCATACGGTCAAGAAACTCATGAGAATATTACAATTGCAGTAGCGCCTAAAGTAACTATTTCAAACGTTGAAGCTTATTCAACAAGTGTACCTGTAACGATTTCTAATGGTGCAAACACTGCTGAAATCACAATGCCAGACGGTACTGTGACAAAACTAGCAGTTAAAAATGGTAAGTGGGTTGTTGCAGAAGGCACTACAAACACTGCGGTAACTGTAGGTACTGAGTTAGGAGAAGCTTCAACTACAACTCCATTTAAGTTTGATTTAGCAGTTACTTCTGATGCTACACAATATGCAGGGGTTGGTACGATTGTTGCTAAGTCAACAACTGACCGAGTAAAAGCAAATCTGCAACGTGAAGTAGTAACGGTTCGTGATGCAGATGGTCAAACCCATACTGCAACCTTTAATCGTGCGACTGGTAAGTTCCAATTACCAAATGAAGAAGCTTATGTTTTAACAGAAAACGCTGATGGTACAACTACTTTAAAAGAACGTCGTGTTTACACCGATTTGAAGGCAGATGGTAATATCGATTATATTGTTTATGAATTTACACGCACATGGACTTCAACGTCTACTGCCACAAACCTTGTAGATAAGGTAGAAGAAATTCGTAAAAACGGTGAGGTTAAGAAAGTTCTTGATGTTACAAGAACTGTTACAACAGTACCTAAAGAGCAAACCGCTACAACTGAGGGTGTTCTTGTAACTGTAACCTATGATTCGGTATCTGGAACTTGGTCTGCTTCAGATGGTTCTAAGGTTACGGCAACTGAGTCAAATGCCGGTTGGTCTATTCAGACTTCAAGTGGTTTTAAAGGTTATGTTTCTTACCGTTCTGCGGTTGGTCATGATGTAGGTTCTATTCAAAATGCGAAACCAACAGTTTCTTCAACAGACTATGAAGCAAAGAAAAAGACTGTAGTTGATTTATTGAAGTCACCTAAAGCAAATGTCGGTTTTACTGATGTGATTGATGATAAGTCTTCTGATGAACAGTCTGAAACAATTACAACAAAATTAACGGTTTTAGCACCAGATGGTACACAGAAAGTTTTTGATGGTGCGCAAGCAGAAGAAACTGCATATATTCAAGCTCAACGTACACAGGCTGAGAAGAATAAGTTAGCAGTAGAAGCAGTTAAAGCAGAGCAGAACGCTAAGAATGAATTGGCTCGCTTGCAAGAATTAATTGATCGTCAAATTCAGTATAATACTGATGCACAAAGCTCATTGGATAATTTGAGATTGCGCACTATTTCAATTACTGCCAAAGAATTAGCTGAGGGTCGTTTGTCTGACGGCAAAGCTAAACTAGCTAAATTGCAAGCAGAATTAGCGACTAAGCAAGGGGAGTTACCAAGTTTACAAGCAAAAGTAACGGAAACTCGTACTGCTGCTTTAGCGTCTGAGCGAGACGTAGAAACAAAACGTGAAGCTTTGAAGATTGCAGCTAAGAAGAACTTAGAAAATGCAGAACTCACTACTTATACACTTTCACAAGTAGGTCAATATACAGTAACAGTTAGAGCAGTAGACTCCAACGGTATCGTTACAACTTCGACAGTTGGTGGGGATGATAGTGGGGAGGTTACAGAAGATGCAGTAGCAGAAACAACTTACCATATTACAGTTCCTTTGGTGAAAGCGCCTGTTGTTGTGAATCATTATAAAGATGGTACGACTGAAAAGTTAGCACCGTCTGAGGATAAAGGAAAATTCCCTATTGATGACCCTTACACAACGGAGCCTGCTACGATTCCACCGAAAACAGAAACAGAAGACACACCTGAAAAGACTATCACACGTGTTATTACCTATACGCTTAAAGAAATGCCTAGCGATAAGGACGGTGTTGTTCCTGAGGAAGGTAAAGTTGTTAATTATTACTATGTAGAACATGTAGAAACAACTGAGGTAGCTAAGAAAGCTCCAGTTGTAGCTAACTACTTCATTGAGAACACGACTAATAAATTAGCCCCTAGTGATGACCAAGGACAAAAGGATATTGGTTCAGGTTATACAACTGAAACTAAAGTAATTGAGCCTAAAGTTGAAACTGAGGATTTACCAGATAGAGTTGTAACAAAAACAACTAAATATGAATTGGTAAAAGTACCTGAGGACAAGGAAGGTAAAGTACCAGTTGAAGGTAAAGTAGTAAACTATTACTATAGACCAGTTGTTACAACTGAAACTGTTATGAAGAAAGCTCCTGTTCTTGTAAATTATTATTTAGTTAACACAACAGAGAAACTAGCACCAAGTGACGACCAAGGTCAAAAAGAAATTGGTTCTAAGTACACAAGTGAAACAAAAGTGATTGAACCAAAGGTAGAAGTAGAAGAACTCCCAAATAAAACAATCACGAAAACAACCACTTATGAGCTTGTAGCACTCCCAGAGGATAAGGAAGGGAATGTACCGGTTGAAGGTAAGGTAGTAAACTACTATTACCGCCCAGTGGTGTCTACAACCGAAACTCCAAAACAAGCACCAGTTATTGTTCATCATTTGTTAGAAGGTACAACTGAGAAATTAGCAGATGATGAAAATCAAGGTTTGAAGAATATTGACTCAAACTACACAACTAATTCTGCAAACATTCCTCCTAAAGTTGAAGTTCAAGATTTAGAGGATAGAGTGGTAACTAAGACTACAACTTATGAGTTGGTATCTGAACCTACTGACAAAACTGGCACAGTTCCACCAGAAGGTAAAGAAGTGACTTATTATTACAGACCAGTTGTAAAAGAGGAAGTAGTAAGAAAACAAGCACCTGTAGTTGTAAATCATTATGAAGATGGAACTACCACTAAGTTGGCAGATAGTGTAGGCAAAGGTAAATTTGACATTGGTTCAGGTTACACTACTGAGTCAGCAACAATTCCGCCTAAAGTAGAAGTGCAAGAGTTACCGAATAAGACTGTAACTACTACAACAACTTGGACATTGAAAGAAGAGCCTAGTGATAAAACTGGTACTGTTCCATCAGAAGGAAAAGTTGTTAATTACTATTATGTGAAGAATGTTAAGGTAACAGAAGTACCTAAACAAGCTCCAGTATTGGTAAACTACTATAAAGATGGTACAACTGAGAAACTATCTCCGAGTGATAATCAAGGTTTGAAAGATATTGATTCTAAGTACACAACTGAGAAGAGAGATATTCCGCCTGTAGTGGAGGTTGAAGAAACTCCTGAAAAGACTATTACTAAGACAACAACTTGGGTTTTAAAAGAAGTTCCTAAGGATGCGGAAGGTATTGTACCAGTTGAAGGTAAAATAGTAGATTATTACTATATACCTAAGGTAACAGTTGAGGAAGTTAAGAAACAAGCGCCTGTTACAGTAAACTACTACAAAGATGGCACAACTGAATCTTTAGTTCCTTCTGAGAATCAAGGTCGGAAAGATATTGGAAGTAAGTATACTACAGAACCGAAAGTTGTTCCACCTGTGGTAACTGTGGAAGAAACACCAGAGAAAACTATTACCACAACAACTAAGTGGGTATTGAAAGCTGTACCTAAAGATAAAGACGGTGATGTTCCGGTAGGTGGTAAAGTTGTTAATTACTACTATGTGAAAGAAGTAGATGTTAAGGAGACGAAGAAACAAGCGCCTGTTACAGTAAACTATTTCAAAGAAGGTACTACCACTCCGGTATCTCCAAGTGAAAACCTTGGAAAACACGACATTGGTGGTAACTATACAACTGAACCGAAAACTATTCCTCCTGTGGTAACTGTAGAGGAAACTCCAGAGAAAATCGTTACTAAGACAACTACTTATGAATTAGTCAAAGTCCCAGAGGATAAAGATGGTAAAGTTCCGTCTGAAGGTAAAGTAGTGAATTATTACTATCGAGAAGTTGTCAAAGAGGAAGTAACTATGAAGCGTAGCAGTATTGTAGTGCATCATTACTTAGAAGGTACAACGACTTCACTCAGTCCAAGTTCAAGTCAAGGAGACCTTGAGATTGGTACTCCGTATCGTACTGAGTCTCGCACCATTCCAAGTAAGCTTGAGCGCTCTAAGGTAGGGAACAAAGAAGTTGTTACAACAACGACTTATGAGTTGGTTTCTGAACCTGAGAACAAAATTGGAAACATTGTTCCAACTGAAACGGTCGTTATTTATTACTACCGACCAGTAATTACTACTGAGGAATATCCAAATGTGCCAAATGAAGCACCAAAGGTTGACATTCCTAGCTATGATGAACCTGTAGGTAGTGTACCGAACGAAGCTCCAAAAGTTGACATTCCTGAATACACTGAACCAATCGGTATCCCCGGAGTTCCTGAAGTTCATGAGAAACCTAGTTATGATGAACCTGTAGGAAGTATTCCAAACGATGCACCGAAGGTTGACATTCCTGAGTACACAGAACCGATTGGAACAATTCCTAATGAAGCTCCTAAGGTGGAGATTCCTAGTTATGATGCACCTATCGGAGTTCCCGGTATCCCAGAGGTTCACGAAAAGCCTAAATATGATGAGCCTATCGGTTCCGTTCCAAATGAAGATTCGAAGGTAACTGTTCCGAAATATAATGAACCGAATAGAACAACTCCGAAATATACTGAGCCGAATAAAACGATTCCAAACTATGCGCCAAATGTGGAACTTCCGAAGGAAAGTCCGAAGTTGTCTACTCCTAAACAAAGTGAGACACCGACTGAACTGAACACGTCAAGTACAACAGTAGTTCCAGAAAGTCATAAAGAAGAGTTACCAAACACAGGTTTGGAAGATACAGGCTCTCTAGCTAGTCTAGGTCTTGTAGGTCTTTTATCAACATTTGGTTTAGTTAAACTTCGTAAGAAAGATTAAATTAATTAGAGAGAATACCAAACGGTAGATTCTCTCTTTTTTATATCTCAGAAGCCCCAGATTGCCCCAGTTTCAATTTTAACTTATTAGGTGGAGGGAAATTACACCCAATTATCAAACAAGCCTTACAGAAGCTCCTACAAGCTCAGAAAAGGTATTGCCAAATACAAGTAGTTCAGAATTAAATAAATTATCCCCATTGAGCGGTATCGTTCTGTTCGGTTTGTTAGTTCTAGAAGAGTTGAGAACGTCCAAAGAAGATTAGGAAAATGTAAGAAAGAGCATCCGTTTGTTCTTTCTTTTTGTGAATTGCCTGAAAATATTACTTCTTTTTCTGTTGTTTAGCCTAGTAATGCTTGCCAATTTTCGGATTTTGTGGTAAACTAAACAATATAATTAACTGGTAAGAAAGTGAGTAAGAATAACGAAATGGCAAAGAAAAAGAAGCGCAAGACTAGTAAGAAAAAGTCATCAACATTTATGAGAAACTTGGCTTTAATTGGGTTGGTTGGTGTTTCTTTTTTAGGTGGTGCAGTTTATGTTTTAACAACTCCTGATGCCAAAGCAGAAGAAGCAGTTAGAATGACAGAGACAACAGGGGATTTCATTAATCGCATTGGAGCGGTATCTCAAGAGTTGGCAAGTCAATATGACTTGTTCCCATCTGTTATGATTGCACAAGCCATTTTGGAAAGTAAGTCTGGGACTTCTGGTCTTGCGGTTGCTCCTTACTACAACTTATTTGGTATAAAAGGTTCTTATAATGGTGCAAGTGCCATTTTTGAAACTTGGGAAGATGATGGTGCAGGAAACACTTATACAATACAAGATGCCTTTCGTCAATATCCTTCTTGGAGAGCTTCTTTAGAGGATTATACTGAGTTATTGCAAGCTCCTTTATATGAAGGTGCGCATCGTTCTGTGGCCGGTTCTTATGATGTTGCAACTGCGCACTTAACAGGTCGTTATGCAACGGATACTGCTTACGCTTCGAAATTAAATAATATTATTGAAGTTTATGGACTTACTCGTTTTGACGGTGGAATAGGGGTATCACAACAAGAAAGTGTCAGTGGTTTAGTTTGGAACCCACACCGTAGATCCTTTACACGTCAAGTGATTTTAGACCAAGATAATGCTTGGTTAGCTTATGTGAAAGGGGAATAAGAAATGTTATCAGATAAAGATTTTTGTCATCTTCGTTTAGGTTTAGATACCTTAATTCAAGACTTCCTAAGTAGCAAGGTTTTGAACAAGCACTTACCTAAGATGAAATTAACAAGTGAGGGTAAAATTATTGGTTCTATTTACAATGACCCTATGAGACGCAATCCCAATCTTCATTTACGTTTTTATAACCGAAGTAAACGACAGGTTTTTCAGTTGATTGTTACGAATTATTTAGATGTTTTAACTGCTCCGACTGAACCTTATATTGTGTATGTAAAAGCAAATCATTACGATTCAAAAGGTGAGGTTATTGAGGTTACTCAGTTTGAAGTTTCGCAAAAAGGTAGACTTGAAGATTTAGTTGGTTTGTTAGAGTTCATGAAGTACAATTATTTGGAGAACACTCTTTTGCGGTATCTTCATGAATTATACCCAAGTTTGAAAGAGATGTAATAAGTTTATGAGTAAATTAACTGTTAGTCAAAAAGAACTATCGGAACGTATGGTTTATCTTTTTAGGTGGTTAGAGATTACATCTACTGAGTTCGATTATTTTACTGAGAGGTTTGATTTCGATAAAGACTATACTTATGAGTTTACTGCATTTGGTAGAAAATTTGAGTTGAAGGTATATAAAACTTCTACAGGTTTACCTTTATGCAGTTTACTTTTAAGTAAAGACCCAAATAGCTCAGAGTTGAAATTAGAATTACAGAGTTTTAAATATGGAAAATTAGTAGGTAATTCTAAAGTTATTGCACATGATTTAACTGTTAGCTCTTTTGGTAGTTTAGAGATTTTATCTGTTATAACAGATATTGAGAACTATGATGTAGTTCAAGTATTTTTAAAAGGTTTACAACAGTCTGCTTTTTAAGGATTTATACTTTGAGTTAGAGAAAATTTATTTACAGGAGGAGAATTATATGAATATAACAAAGAAAGAATTGACTTTGTTTAGAAGTACATTCGATTAATTATTTAGTAGTCTTTCAAATTTAGAGAGAGTGGAACAAATAGGTTGTTTATTAAATGACTTTAGGTTTACTTTAGAAGTGAACGTTTAAATTTATAAAGAAGTTGTAAAGGTTTGGTTTGAATGATACATGACAGATTGGTGTAAAGTCATTGATTCTAATTAATATGACGTAGTTATAGGGTGTTTACCATTATATAAATATGGATTAGTAAGGAATTATAAGGTAGAAGCATGCGAGCAAGAAAGAAACCGATTGAGGTATTTGCAATTCATTATACGCACAATACGATTGTGGAAGAGTTTTTGAAGTTGCTGAGAACTAACGAAGAAGAACCTGTCCGGTACGACGAGACCGATAAAACAATTTACATTCAAAAAGAACGTGGAGAGATTGCCTTAAAATTTGGTAATTGGGTTATTCGTGAGGATAATGTAGATGGTTGTTTTTGGGTAATCGACCATGAAATATTTTTAAAAACGTATAGTAGGGTTCCACATACTGTTTATACGTTTGTCAAGAAGGTTTATGAGGTTGACTGTGTAGAGTTCAAGTCCTTGGACGAAAAAGACATTATCTCAGTTCTAGACTTCTTGGGGTATAAGCTAAGTCGAGATGCAATGCTAACTCTTCTTCAGCGTGATGAGGTGGTTGAAGAGATTAAGAAACAAGGATATATTTCAATAAATACTCTGGAAGGAGTTGAGAAACTCTTCCCTACAGAAATCTTGATTAGAGGCGTTGAGGGTGAGTATTATCCTGTCAAACGTGTTAATTTCGATAAGGTTTATAAGGTTATTAGTTAATTTACAGGCAGCTAAGAGGGGTATAGGGGGTATCGATTATGAGAGTACCAGTTATGTTAGAGGTTACAGAGATTCCAATAGAATATGTTGGTTTGTTCTTGTTAATTGTTTTGTGTGTAATTCTCCAAATATTAATAGACGGTAACAGAGATTAAGAGGTTTTATATGTTCGATTTACAACTATTAAGCAAAGTAAATGAGGTAGAGAAACAAACAGGACAATCACTACCTAGTTTGTTATCAAAAGTTCCTTTGGGAAACGTATTAACTGCTTTTAAGGAGCTACAAGTCTCTGATTTAGTTGAGATGGTAAGCAGTGTATCAATAACGAAGCTGACTCACGGTTTAACCATCATCACTCCAGACGAAATTTCTCAAATTTCTCCTGAAAAATTAAAGATTGTGTTGAAATATGGTAATATGTCTACGGTAGAAAAACTTCAATCAAAGTTCGGTAGTAGAAGTGTCATAATTGCCATAAATAAGTTAACTGAGATTGAGTTAAAATATTTACTTGAGGAAGATAATTTTGAAGTTATATCTAGTGTTATTGAAAAGTTAAGTTTTATAGTTTAACTTAATTGTAGTAAGATGAGGTTTACATATTGAGCAGTTTAGATTTAACATGCGCTTCCTTCTTTGCAGGAGTAGGTGGTATCGATTTAGGGTTTGAAGAACAAGGTTTTCGTACAATTTACGCAAATGAGTTTGATGCAAAAGCAAGAGAGACCTTTGCATTAAATTTCTCAGAAGTAGCTTTGGACGGAAGGGATATTAAAGAAGTGTCTGCTTCTGAGGTTCCTACTGTAGATGTTATTGTTGGTGGCTTTCCTTGTCAAGCTTTTTCTATTGAAGGGTATCGGCAAGGTTTTCGTGATGAAAAAGGTCGAGGAACTTTGTTCTTTGAGTTAGCTCGTATTATAGAAGAAAAGCAACCGCAAGCTATTTTCTTGGAAAATGTAAAGAATTTAGTGAACCATGATAAAGGAAATACTTTTAAAGTAATTCTAACAACCCTAGAAGAGTTAGGTTATTTTGTGACTTATCAAGTGATGAACGCTGCTGAATACGGTAATATTCCTCAAGGTAGAGAGCGTATTTACATTGTAGGATTTAAAGATAAAGCGGTATATGAGTTGTTTCAATTTCCTGAGAAAATAGAGTTATCTAAGAGTGTATTTGATGTTATTGATTTTAAAGGAGCAGTAGACGAGCAGTATTACTATAGGGATGATAAGCACTATTACCCTTTGTTAAGAGACAACATTGTGTCTGTAGGTAGTATTTATGAGTATCGTAGAGGAAATACGATTAGAGAGAATAAAAGTGGTGTAGTCCCTACTTTATTAGCTTCTATGGGTACAGGTGGGAATAATGTCCCTATGATTTTGACAGAAAGTGGAGAAATAAGGAAGATGACCCCAAGGGAGTGCTTTAACACTCAAGGTTTTCCAAGTTCTTATCAATTTCCTGAAAAGTTAGCAAACAGTCATTTGTATAAACAAGCCGGAAATAGCGTGGCATTGCCTGTGGTATCAAGGATTGCGAAGCAGATTAAATTGGCTTTAGAAAGTGAACAAGAAGATGAGTAAAGATAAGAGACAACAACTCCAACAAGCTTTAGAAAAGACTTTTGACAAGGTTATTGGTTTAACAGATAGTGTAAATGGTGAAACTATTGAGGTTTCTGCTAAATATTTAATTTATGTAGAAGTAGCTAAAGACTTGGTTTATCTATCATTAGAAAATAAGAACTCAGGTAAGCGAGTTCATTCTCTTTACATTGGGGTATCTCCTGAGTTAGATGTATTTTTTGAAGGTGCAGTCTTTAGGAAAGAAAGCTCTTTACCTGCAAGTTCAAGAGAACATGTGGCTCAGTACGCTGCAAAGGGTTCTCCACAATTCACACGTGGATTTGAAGTTTTGGTCGATTCGATTGCAACTGATTTCCAAGTAGCTTGTTTCTTGAGTGCTTTAGAGGGTTTTATGTAGAGGATTTAAAAGGTGGGCTATGAGTAAATATAAAGGATTAAAAAGAGACCAACTAGAGCAGTTGGTAGTAGAAAAGTTAAATTTCTTCTTGAAATATTTAGAGGGACAGTCTTCTTATCCTATGGGTAAGTTCCCCACCGGTATCTCCTCACCTCTTGGTGGTGAATATTTAGTTTGGGTCGGTTGTTCTAAAGGTACTATTTCCTTTACCTTACAAGACACTGCAGGTTATGATTACCACAACATTAAGATTGACAAGTTTGGTGGGAATAGACAAGTAGTAGAGATTGCAAGTAGACCATTTAAGGAGAACGGTACTATTTGGTTTGGTAAGGGTTTAAGTCTTCGTTGTGATTGGATTGAGTTACAAAATAATCCAACTATGTTTTTGAAACAAGTTCTACCTCAGATTAGGAAGAAAGACCAAGTTTTAGCTTATTGGTTGGGTTTAATTGCAGTTCAAGATTATTGTTAAGTATTATTTTATAGTTGAGGTGTGGTTAAGTTGAAAGGTGGTAGATAGGTATGGCTTTCAGAAACAGAGAAAAATAAGCCTTATTAGAGGAACTCTTGTACTTGTGTGATTGTGTAATTACTACAGGTGGTTTCAAGAAACCGGGTCGTAAGCGTGAGTTAAAAGTTACGCAGAAGTACGACACTTATTATGAGATAGATGAGCATTACCCTAATATAGAAATTACCTTGCTAACAGGCGAACGTAGAAAGGTTCATTCTGTAGAATTAAACTTCCTACCTTGGAGGTTTGAGCATAATGTTCAGGTTATGTCTTCATATCTATTAGATAGTTTAGACTGGAAAGAGAGTAATGTTTGGGTTAGCTTTGAAAACACTAAAAAGTCAGAACTAGTATTATCTGATTGGATAAAATCAATTCGCAGTCCTTTACAAGTGCAGCTTTATTTAGATATTTTACAAAATCAGTTAAGAAATGTTTATTACTTTAAGTAAATTTGAAATCTTTGTAATTGGTTAAGTTAGAAAGCAGGTAAATTTTATGGGTAACAATGTAATTTCAACAAGAGGTGTTCTTTGTATATCTGATAGTTCTCTGAGGACTTAAAATCTCAAATCGTTTATGGTATAATAGATGTATGTTAAAAGAAAGGAACTGTTGATGTGAAGATACTGTCTAGCTATGCGATTAAATTAAATGGTGATTTAAAAGCTTTAGAAAACTCCATCACTATTTATCGTGAAGCACTTCATTTTATTATCCCTATTGTGGATACGCCTTGGGACGAAATGAAGGACTTTGAGTTTGCGAATCAGCGTATGGTATGTGTTGAGAAACTGATTCATTCCACAAAAGGAAATGAAGCTCGTTATAGCTTTGATGAGGAGTTTCCTAAATTTCCTTCATATTTACGCAGAGCTGTCATTATGAAGTCAGTTGGTATTGTTTCTTCTTATCGCAGTAACTTAGCAAATTGGGAAGAAAAGAAAGTAGAATTAGAGGCAAAAGGTGAAAAACTACCTCAACCTCCTCGCTTGAAGACTTGTCATTTTGATTACCCTGCTTACTATAAACAGAACCTCTTCCGTAATTTTAACCCTATCACCTAAGCGATTGACCTTAAGGTTTTCAAAAATGGGGATTGGGTTTATGAAACTTATACTTTAAAAACTTCTGATTGTAATTATTATCAGAAAATTTTAGCAAATAAAAAGCAAAATGTACCTATTATTCAGAAGAAAGGTCGTCGTTATTACGCAACTTTTTCTTATGAGGAAAGCGTTCCTTTAATAGCAGAGGACAAGATTGAAAAGATTTGCGCTATTGACTTAGGTTTGAATACAGATGCTACTTGTTGCATTATGGGTGCTGACGGTACGGTTTACGCTCGAAAGTTCATTCATTTCAGCGAAGAACACGACCGATTAAACACTCAGTTGGGGCGCATTAAGCGAAACCAAAAACGAGGTAACAAGAAGAATACTCGACTGTGGAAAAGAGTTTCTGGTATCTTTCAAGCTATTGCGGATAAAACTGCCCAAGCTATTTTTGAGTTTGGAAGTCAACACGGCGTTGATGTCTTTGTGCTGGAATATTTAGAGTTTAAAGGAAAACAAGCGGTTAAACGTGTTCATTTTTGGCGCTATAAACGTATCTTCTCTGTTTTAGGTATGAAAGCTCACAGATACGGTTTACGAATTGCTCGTGTCAATGCATATAATACTAGTCGCTTGGCTTTTGACGGTTCAGGGACTGTCACACGAGGTTGGAAAATCAGTAAGGAAATACCTTATAGTATCATTCAGTTCGCAAGTGGCAAATTTTATAATGCAGATCTAAATGCTGCATATAACATCGGTGCTCGTTATTGGATACGACACTTATTAAAAACCGTTTCGGAGACGAAAAGGTTAGCACTTGAGGCAAAAGTTCCTCAGGTGACTAAGAGGAACACCTGCACCTTGTCACACCTTATTAGTTTAAGAAGTGAACTCCTTACGTTGAACGTAAAGAGAACTCAGGCTTAGACCGTATAGTGAGAAAAGGAGTCGATAACAGGAAGATGTTGAGACACAGAACCTGTTATTGAAGCGCCATCCAAGTGAGGTTTGGGCGGTGAGGTTTCATGGTTACATTTTGAAGGATAACTATGCAGATAGAGAAGAATTATCTCGTTTAAACGGGATAATTAATCAAAGTTAAATTGTGAGGTAATTTCGTTTATGAAAAAGTTCGTTTTATATAATCCACGTATTGGAGCTTATGTTTCAAAACTATCTTATTCAAGAAGAGATAAAGGGTATCACATTGAGTATACTCAAAGTAAGTTTGGGGTTCGTTTTTGGAACAGTGCTTCAAGTGCTGAGTCACAAGCACAACGAGTTTTTGACTGGAGTCATGACGTTCCTTTAGAAGTTCATCAAATTCAGTAGGTTTTTCTTGACAACAATTTTAAGTTGTGTTAAACTAATAAGTAAGAGTAATGAGTTCTAACGGACGTTAGGGAATATCACTCCGTTTGGTTTATATTTCCTTCGAGAAATATCCTCAACTTAGGTTGGGGGTATTTTGGTAAAACTTGGTTTATTGGGTTTATAATCTAATATGGTTGTAGATCTTCTTAAACTAAGTTTAGTTTATTCTATTTAATTCTATTCTATTTACACTAAACCTTAGTTTAAAAATAATATTTTTATTCTAAGGAGGAATTATCATGGATAATTCACAACAGTATACAGTAAGTCGAGTTTCGACTAAGGTTTCTTTAAAGGATAGTTACTATAGAGGTACCCAACCTCAGAGTGACATTTTCTTCCCTAGCGTAGTTCGACCAACTTACTTTTTGGACTATGAAGACCGTTATTATTACGCTTCTGATTACAGTTCATTCGGTATCTTTGGTTCAGTAGTTTCTTTTGATTTACTTAAAGGGGCCTCTAAGAAGAGACTGATGTTTTATTTATCGGATGGTAATTCAGGATTTAATTTAAGTGGGGTTTACAAAGCGAAAGTTAAACCTTTGAGTTCTTTACAGGCTCTTGTATTTTATACTTTAAATGCCTTACGTTATTTCTTTTCACCGTTTGTTGAAGTTGTTCGTTTTGTAGGTCGTCTATTAGATTTACAAGCTATTATGATTTTAGTCTTATTGACGGCTTGTAGTTTCTTTGTGCATGAGTATGTAGGGGTTATTCCTTATGTGGATTATGCTTTATATACCTTGATGGGGGTTGAAGTATTTTTATCTTTGTTAAATAAAAGTCATTGGGTTAATGCTATCTATCATTTTCGATATTATTTAGAGAGAAGATCGAGAGTTTTTTACGAAAGTGCTTTATCTTTAGGTACTGTTTTAAACTTAACGCAGTTGCCGAGTGCTCTACCTCAAAGTAGTTTAGATCTTTCTTATGAGAAAGTTATTCTTTTAAGTATAGCAAGTTTAGAGCATGATTTGTTTAGATGGATTCAACTTAAAGATGACACAAGAGACCTTACTCGTAGAGAAATTGCAGAGCTGTTCTCTAATTTAGAGGGTGCTTTGGGAAAACTTGATATATCTGATTGGGGTATCATTGAGCGCATTTTAGAGCGCTGTGTTCGTGGAAAAGACTCTTTCCTCATTCCTGAGTTAATTACTTCTTGGGGAGTAGATAGTGAAAAAGAACCTGCGTTATTTTACTTGTGCGTAAGTAATTTGAGAACTTTAGCAGGTTATAAAGACGTTCCGTTTAAGGTTAACAAGACCAAGGATAAGTAAATTAGTAAAGGTGATTTTAAGTTGAAGTACAGAACAAAACATATCTCAGCTAAATCTTCAGATCGTCTAGCAGAATACTTAGATGAAGCTCTTCAAGATGTTCAAGATAGGGGTGGTGTCCCAGACTTATCGAGTTTATCTGTAGTTTATACACCTAATCGTTTTGAAGGGGAGCAAGGTTACATCAATGCTTACTTTATTTACACTTTAGAAGATTAAAAGAGAGAAGTTTTATTTGCTAAGTTTCCACTTGACAAATAAAACTTCTTTTGTTATAATAAATACAAGAAAACATTGAGGTAGAAGATTATGTTAGAAACAAATAGGACAAATGCAAATAATTTTGTTATTTCTCAAGCGCTATCTGAAGCTGTTGCTTACACTCTGGGTATTGAAGGTTTAACTTTACTTCGAACTGATGTAGGTGGGTTGGGTGGTAACATTCAAGTTCATTATTTCTCAAACAGTATTCTTAGTCAACTTCCAGTTAAATCTAGTAACAAAACTTTGTTTGATGTTAAACTAATCTTTTTACGCTGTGAAACTTTAAACATTGAAGAAATTTGGAACAGTGAACCTCTATATCTTTATGGAATAGAGCATTACGTTCTTTCTCAAGCTTATGTAGATAATCAAGTGGCTGCAAATTCTTTCTTCGATAGTTTGTATAAGAGTGTAGAACATGAGGTTCTTGCTGAGTTTTATATCTATGATAATGTACTTTATTTGAGTTACGAAGCTTTAGTATTAGCTAATCAACAATAACTTTATTTTTGATTACTTAACAAAAACGCCCCTCTAAACCCTCTCAGGTTTTCTCAGATTTGATTTTAAATCCACATTTGATTATTTGTATGGTTTAAACTTAAAATGGAATAGAGAGCGTTTTAGAGGGTTTTAATTTGAAGGAGGATTTAAATATGAGAGTTGGTTCACATATTGAGATAAAGTATAAAACTAAGGGTGGTGAGATTTACTATTCAACACAAGAAGTCCTCCAATTTGGTTATAGTGAACGTTATGGTTGTAAGGTTGCCGTGGTTGATAAAGACTCTCCTATGTACTTCTCGTATCCGTCAGGTAAATTGTTGCTTTCTTTGAATTTCGAGTCTCAGATTGCAAAAGCTAAAGTTACTTCTTGGTCTGTTTCTTACAGAGAATATTATAATGAGTTCTATTACTAGGTTAGTAAAACCCTTGACTTTCAAGGGTTTTTGTGTTATACTAAAAGAAAATTATTTAGAAAGATGGTAAAGGATGAAGTTCCGATTTTTTACAAGAACAAATAGAAGTAAGTCTAAATTTGAACTATTGCTAAGAACTTTTATAGATATTGCAATTTGGACGGCTTTGTTTCGTTTTCTTAGTACGGTAATTGGGTTTGGCTTGAAAGATGCTCTATTTGGTGGTAAATTTCAATTTCCAGTACAAGGATTTCTGTTCTTTATATTAATCCATTCTGTGAGTTCTTTATTAGTTTATTTATTTTTCAGTCCAAAAGATATTACAGATGTAAATTTCAATTGGTTAACTTTTGTGATGGATTTGATCTTGTTTGTTATTGTATTAGTAGGTAGTTTGTTCTTTATTTGATAGAAAGTGTGGTTTAGACGATATGACTAAGAAATATGTTGAAAACGAAGAGTTGGTAAATCCTTCTCGCTATACACAAAATAAAATTGAGTCTTGGGATTTTTCTTTGCATTCTTGTTTTCCTCACATGATTGCTACAGTTACAGAATATGTGATTCGCTATAAACATAAGGGCGGTATCCAAGACTTAGAGAAAGCGAAAATTTGGTTAAACAAAGCCAAGGATTCTTATAAGTATATTGCTTTGTGCGCTCCTAAAGTAAGTGTTTCTGAGTATTTAGAGTTAGCACCTGAAGTTAACAAAAAGAACTTTTCAGATTTATCAGAAGAACAGTTGGGTATCCTAAGAACTGCACAGACGTTGACTATGAGTTTAGATAGTGAGCGTATTTTCAAAGAGTGTATTGAGATTATTGACACTTATTTGGATTTGTTGATTAAGCAGGAAGGTGAATTGAAATGAATGTTTCAGAATTAATAAGTTTTTTGTCGCAGTTTCCACCTAATAGTTCTGTAGAGTTGAAGATTTTAGGTTTTGATGATTCTGAGGAGGGTCGTCTAAACTTATTTGGGTTGGTAAACGGAGCGATAAAAACAGAGGTAGGTTATCCTCAATTAGTTGCAGAATTTGACACGGCAGAGCCTTACGATTGGGGTGATTAAGTATGTTTAGCGATTATTTAAAGCATAGATATCACTCTTTTAAATATTTATTATTTGGTTTTTCTATTATTCTAAGTTGGTCTGTGTTCTTGTTAGCTTTGAGTCCTGACTTAAAGAAAGTGTTTGATGGAAGTTTTGTTGGTATTAGTTATGAATTTGTATTAGTCATTGCATTGCTTTTCTTTGCTTATAGTTTCTTTAATTTTGTTACTGTTTTATTTTATATCTTAGTTGGAGATGATGTTAAACGAGATGCTTCAGGTAAACTTATTTATAAGTTTGACAATTTGTTTAATTTTATGGTTTCTAAGTTATATTTAAAAGAGTTTAGAAAATCGGTTGAGTTTTAGATAACTTTGGTATTTTTGATTTATTTACTTATGTAAAGTGAGGTTTGTTAGTTCGTTTATGATTCATGAATTAAAAATTGCACCTGAGTATTTTGAAAAAGTGGTTTCTAAAGAGAAGTTGTTTGAGATTCGTTACAACGATAGAAACTTTCAAGTTGGAGATACTTTAAAGCTACAGGAATACCAAGGTGGTACCTATACAGGGCGTATTATCTATGTTAAAGTAACTTACATTCTACAAGGTTTTGAAGGTTTACAACCGAACTATGTGGTACTATCAGTTCAGTTACTTTAGATGGGGTGTTGATTATGTTTTATTTTGTTTTAACTAGTTTTCTGACTTTTATTTGGTTGTATAGTTTAATTGAGGTAGGTCAGCGGTATCTTAGACTTGGTAAGTTTTCAACTTATTCTAAACATAGAGCGTTTTTACATTTTGCTTTTTGGTTTTTATGTTTATTTTGTCTTCTTTTGATTGTAGTAGATTTTGCACTTTTACAGTTTAAGGTTTCTAAACTTAACACAGTGACTTTTGAATATCTTTATAGTTTAGGGGTTTTTTCAACATTGTGGTTTTATATGAAGGATGGTAAGATTAAATTTTGATTATCATAGGCTTACTTTAGTTTAGTAGCTTTGTTTGTTTAAAGCAGTCTCCAGAACTTTAATATTATTTACAACTTTCAGATAAGCAAGCAAGTTCAGCGCTATTATTTAACTTAATTTATGCAGGTTTATCTAGTTTAGCTATGATTTTAGTTTATAACACTAAGTGGTCATATCAATTAGATTTGATAGCCCAAGTTTTGATGGTTGTAGGTACTTTAATTTCTCTTAGATTATTAATGAAAGGATAATTATGGCAAAAAAGAAAACAAAATTCTATGCAGTTCGTAATACGAATCAGATTTTCGAAGATTGGAAGTCTTGTGAAGCGATTGTGAAAGGTTTACCCGGAGCAGATTTTAAGAGTTTTGCAACAAGAGAGCAAGCAGAAGCTTTTTTACAAGGCACTGTTGTAGTTCCTAAAGAAAGTTTAGCAGTTTCGTATAAGTCGAGTAGCGGTATCTCGGGAAGCATTCAAGTAGCAGAGGAAATAGATCCATTTACAATGGGTCTAAATGGTTTTGTTTATGCGGTTGACGGTTCTTTTAACACAACAACGGGTGTTTATGGTGGAGCTTTTGCTTGTTATGATAGCGGTACTTTAGTAGGAAGTGGTTCGCAGTCTGGTTCAAAAGAGAATTTCGCAACTGCTCGTAACGTAGCAGGTGAAATTACTGCTTTTGGTTTAGCTATAGAAGATGCTATTAAAAGAGGTTTGACTTCAATTACGATTATTTGTGATTATGAGGGTATCTTCCGTTGGGTAGCGCCTAGTACCGTTAAGGTAAATGGAGTTGCTTGTTGGGGAGCGACAAATAGTTCTCCAATCTCGAAATATCATGCTTATTTGATGAGTTTGGCTTACATGAAAGGTCTTCATCAGATTGACTTTATATGGGTTCGAGGTCATAGCGGTGTGTCTTCTAATGAGTTAGTAGATAAATTAGCTAAAGAGTCTGTAGGTTTATAGGGGGTAAAAGGGTTTTATTATGTTTGAGCCATTTGAATTAAAAATAGGTCATAGAACTTATACGATTACTGAAAAGGATCGTGTTTTGTTTAACGGTAAGTGTTATCAATTAGTTACTCAGACTTATCGACGTGGATGGAATCTTATTACACCAGTTTTGTCGAAAGCTAAAGCGGAGAAGTATATTAAACAGGGATTTCTTGTTTATGCTTACAAAACAAATGGGTCAGATATTCCTATGGTTTATTATCGTTTCACAGGTTGTCCAGAAATTTAAAAGGTGGTTGTTGACTATGCCAAGAATTGAAGAATTACGAAAAGATTATTTAGTAAAACAAGGTTTATATATTATTGCTTATTTGTTTGTTTTAATGGAGGTTGGCAGTTTGTTAAATTTAGATTATAATACAACACCGTTAGATTTTTGGATTTTTCAGGTTTTGACTTGGATAGGTGTTACTCGTTTTACTTTTATCTGGGGAGGGTATCTCTCTGTGGAGCGTGATTTTTTCCCAGAGTTAGATAGGTATTTACTTTTATACGTGGAGAAATTTGCACAATCAGATTTGAAAGGGTTATCAAAAGAGAATTCAAAGAGTGACGGTTGTTGAACTTCCACGATTTATTGTAGAAAAGAGGTTTTTACCTCTTTTTATTATTGACAAATTTTATTTATTTTGATATAATAAAAAAAAA